CACAGGCACGAAACCGTTGGTTCCATTTACTGCACCTTCCCATAAGGAATGATAGATACCGGTTACACCGTTTGCCGTACTCTCGACAAATACAGCAGTTTTAGGAGCATTCGGTATTGCTTGCAGCAGTCCGTTCCAAATGTCTTGAGCCGTTGATTTCGGCCAGAAGGCCTGTTCACTACAGTGTGCGTGGGTGAGGGTCTCACCGCGTCCAACGGAATCACCACCGGCTGTGGCAACGACATAGCTGCTATCAAGTGCATCAAAAGATAATTCCCTTCTTGAGCTGTACTTCGTATGAGGTTTAAGGATCTCAGGGCAATGTTCGTGAAAGCGTTTTGTTAGGTCAAACAACGCCCTGGTACTGTCGGCATGGTGTGTAATAACCATGGCCTTACGTGCCTTTTCTTGTGACACGGCATAGTAAAGGTAACCGCCAACGTAGGTGCTTAGACCTTGCTGCCTCGCTTTAAGGATGATGATCCTTATCTTACCTTCTGCTTGGAGTTGTTTTTGGACGGCATCGTCCAGGATCTTTTGGGCGGGATTTAGCTGTAGGGGAGCAATCTCGCCTTCTTTAGTTCTTATTGAGAGTGCCGCTTTGGCATAAAAAGGAAAGTCAGTGTAAAGGCGTTTACGAACCGCTTTTAGTTTCGGGTCCATTATCGTCTTCAACAAGTAAACTTGCGAGGAAGTCCTCTGCTTTTGCTACAGCCACTTCTGACTTTGCTACTGGCTTTTGCTTGGTGAAGTCCAGGACAAGCCGGGCTGCTGCTAGACGTTCTCTGGTTTCACCAGGGACACGCATAACCTCTACGGCTGTCGTTAGTGCTTCCTTTGCATATTCATCTTCTACGCCATACTTTTCTGACATAATCTTTACTACCTTCTCTGCTTCCTTTTGAATCTTCTCTCTGATCGGGTCTATCTCATGTTTTCGATAGCCGTCTGGTACTCCCCTTGGACGTCCTGGGTTCTTACGTTTCTTTGTAGACCATTGACGCCGTAGCTCCCGACCCTCTGCGGTTTCCATGAGGGTCGAGAAATAGTTTTGTTTAGGTGCTTTGTGGGGTTCTGGACCATTTCCTACTTTGGGCTTTGACTTGGCCCTGGGTACTTTTGGTGATCCCATTGGATACTCCTATATCGATAATGCCCCTGGTGCTTGTCCTAAGGATAAAGCTCCTGGAGGTGGCATCTTCTTTTCTTCTTCTTCACGCTCAGCAATAAGCATGTTTGCCATGATTACAGCCAACACTGATGCAAACGGTAATGAGAACAACTGCACAGTCGGGTTACCTTCAAACAACACTTGTAAAACAGCTGTTGTTTTAGGCATCTCCCGCTTTGCCATTCTTGGATCGAATAGATAGGCCGCAATAACATCAGCTGCCATTTCGTAGGGCATGTGGAGATATTCGTTTTCATAGTCCGTAATGCTATCTTGTGCTTCGGATAGTGTTAAAGCACCCTCGCTAACAGCTTGCTGCGCTTGGCTATACCCTTCTCGAACAGGAACTGTTCCCCCAACTTTATAAAACCGTTGGAAGTTAGTTATTTCCTCGATAATGGCATCAGCTTGTTTTGTGTCTTTATCTTTAATACGACCAGACCTAAAGGCAGCTGCCCCATCTTGTAGGGTGGCAACAAAGTCCCGAATAGTTCCTTTGTAAGTTTTAAAACCACCATTTAAGCCATCAGATGTATCGATTTCACCGCGCCGCTCTTGACCGTCATTAGGGGACGTATAGTAGTTACGTTCCACCATAGGCTCTGACCGGGCGTAGGCAGGGCTATAATCTGCTTCTAGTGGGTGACCAACCTCATGCAGGGCCAGGAATAGGTTTTGTAAGGCATCCCCGGTATCGAGTACCGCAATCTGACCACCTTGACCTGGGCCATCCCCATCAGGCATACGAAATGCTCTGGTTGACCCAGCTGGACCACCAAGTGCTTCTTCAAAAGACTTCTTATCTTTGTATAAGGTTAGAGAATGGAACAAAGCTTTGGCTAGTTTTCGAGCCTCTGCCATGTCTTTTATGCCAAACTCATATGGCGACCCTTTTTTACCTATCTCAAAAAGAGCTTTGACTGGCTCTTGTTGAGCTTTGGATTCAGTTGGAGTGGCGGGTCTGCTGCCAGCTATGGACGTTTGATAAACGGTGCCAGGCTCGGACCTGCGTCCATTATTGGTCCCCGGCGGGGGGATGTCGGGGCCACGGTTGTATGTGACACCTTCGGTCCTTGGCCCACTTCCGGCGACATCGGAGTTACCTTCGCTAGTCTCTGGAACCCCTGTCGTAACAAGTTGTCCACCCTCTTCTTGGATGACGCTTGAGAGGGCTTCTCTGTTGATTTCCGGTTGCTCATAATAAGGTTTATCCTTGCTTTCACTGACTGAGAAGTTCTTTGGAACAATAACATTTTTTACACTCTTAAGTCTAACTCTTTTGAGGACATTGTTTGCCCCCTCAGGCGTTAACTTAAAAGAATTGCCAAGACCATCTGGAAGGATGACATATTGATTTAAATTGTCGTCATATCCATAGATTGCACCACTATCAAAACGGTTATAGCGGCCTTCTTTAGTTGTTATCCCAGAGAAAGGATTTTCCAAACCCAAAGACTCATTTAACAAGCCAGCTATAGTACCATGGTCAACTTCTTGAAAGGACTGTGAAACCCAACTTTCCCAGTGGTAACGTCCTATAGAAAAGTCATCGCCGCGACCAAGCTTTTCATAGACCTGCTTAATAACCGGAGCAAGATCACGTTCTAGTGCCTCATAATAAAGGAGGCCCATGGTGTCATCACCTAATGGGGCCATATTAGAACCAGTGATAGCTTTGCCTTCTTCATTTTTAGATGCATCATAAAGGTTAAAATCACCAAATGTTCCATCATCAAACAAGTTACGCATCTGTACCCGGTCAAGGACAAAGACATCCTGACGACCAGTCACAAGTAAAATGAAAGATAGCACTTTATTATTGATGCCAACTTTATCGTTTAGCTTGTGAAACTCGCGCCTAATATCTTTTCCAGACAACTCTGGGTTAGCTATTAGATCATGAAGCTTTTGCATGGATGTAAGTCCGTTTTCATCTTTTACGGACATTTTACGAAGGAGGTCTTTACCGAATGAATTGAGGTTTGATGTGGTGCCGCGTCCTGGTGAATACTCAGGAACGGTTTCTTTTACCCACTCAAGATAAGCGTTTACATCAAACTTACCTTCGGCAGCGGCTTCAATCCACGGTGCAATGTTGGTTTTACCTTCGCCAACCACAACATCAAGAAACAAACCTTCTTGGATGAATGGTGACACTCCGCGACTTAAGATACCCCATAAAAGTAGCTTTCCGGTAATTGCCGGGGTTGCGGCACCTTCAGCATACGCTTGTTTAAAGCTGTCAGCTGCGGCAAAACCTTCAGCTGCCAGAGATTTCTGTCCTTCAGACAGGTTTAGAAGTTGATCCTCAATAATCGAAGGATCTTGTATCATTTGTAAGGCCCGGTAAGGGATTAATGGAACAGATCCGTCTTTATTTGCCTTACCCATTGCATCAGAAAGATAATCAGTAAACGCTTCGGGAGAAGCCAATGTGTTTGGATGGTCAATCAACAGTCCATCAAGATTGTCTATTTGCTGCTGGGCGTTTTTGGGGTTGGATGCAGCAAGGATCTTTCTTGGATGATCATAAGTTTTGCCACTTACAGTCCGTAAGTATGGCAACAAACCATAAGCTGTACCTGTCCGTGCAGTTGTGTCTGTTGATAAAGGGGTTCCAGGTGCTAAAGATAGAACAGGACCTTGGTTACGGAATATAGGTGCATTTGGTTTTGGCTCAATCCGAACAGTTTCATATATAGGGTGTTCTTTCCCCGATGATTTTATTTTTATGGTGCCGATCTGACGACCGGGGACCACGTTACCAAAGCCTCGAGGACGCATAGTGGGTTCATCAGCTTTGGTTCCATCAGCTTTCAAAGGCTTGCGGTAAAGCTCTGTTGGTACATCGGCTTCATACTGTAAGGCATAAAAATGATCAGGGCCTTGCTCGACAGTCACAATAAACGACTGTTGGCGGTTGCCTGGATTAGAGGTCCACTCATAGAGGTTTGGTCTAACTAGGTTTGAGTTCCAACGCTTACCATCTGCCTTATTTGGAGATGCAGCTTGGTTTGGATCGACTTCAAGGCGGCCACGACCATTATCACCAATATAAACCCTGGCACCGCCATACGTGTTTCCAGTGACGTCATCAGGACCCGCCTGGTAGTTACCCTGGTCAACATCGATGCCATCAATCTTTGAATAAAGAGCCTTTGTCTTTGGGAAGATACTAAGACCTTCACCAAAGTCTGGGACAGCCATTCTGTTGATTGGGCCAGGTGACGATGGGGCCTCAGTCGCCGCAGGTTGCTCTGTGGCGGCCTGTTGCTGTTGCTGGGCCGTTACCCTCTCGACATACGGCATTATGTATTGGTCGGCGTACTGTGGGTTCTTGGCCCGGGTAGCTACATCGAGGTAGATTGCTTCGACAGCTTCGACTGGATTAGATCCCAGGCTTTTACGTGCTTGAATTAGACCTGCTAGGACCAAAGCCTTGGTTTGTGGATCTATAGATGTGTCAGCATTTACAGCTGCTTGTAGCTCATCGTTAAAAGCTTGGTTATCCGCACGTCCTTGCTCACGTTGCATGGCAGCCCGGGTCATAATAGTTGGACCACCGCCTCCGGCTGCCTGGATGGCTAACTGGTTTTGTGGGTTAGCACGTGGGTAGTTATCTGGATCTGAATCAGCCAGGCGGTTCATCAGTCGGATAAGAGATGATAGGCCACCCTCGCCTTTTTTACCGACAGTGCCGCCTTGGCGAACACTAGCAATGTAGTCAGTAGCAAACCTGCGGAGTGCTTCAGGGTAGAAGTTGCTGTTGCCAATCATGGCTGCAACATCGATAGCTGTCTGCTTGTCAAAACCGGTAGCATCCTCAAGCTGAGCTTGTGGGCTAGGGTTATTTGGATTAGCAGATGGTGGTGCGTCAATGGAATCCAAGAACTCAGCTGTCTGACGTTCTTCGTTGTTTACCCGGAGTGCATCACGCTCTGCGTTTGCTGTAGCTTCCTGGTCCTGATCCCGGAGGCTAGGCTCTGTTGGGACCTGGATGCCTGGGTTGGCTTGGTTCTCACGCACGTAACGCGCAACACGGCTTCTACGGCCTGTCATGGCGTCTACAGCGCGACCTGCGACCGCTGGGAGGATTGATGCGCCGTATGTACCATATGCGCCTAAGGTAGAGATAGGTGCGGCAACGGTTCTTCCGATGTTATAACGTCCGTCTGTATCTAATGGGTTGAGGAAGTCTAAGTATTGTGACAAACCACCTTTTAGCGACTTATTAGCAAGGGCAGATAGTTCGTTAGATTTACGCATCAAGGAAAGTAAGCTGGCACCTTCTTCAGTACCCGCTGTTAAGTCTTCGATGACTTCAAAATCACGTGGATCTACACGGTTTTTTACCTTATTTTTGGCCTTGCGCTTCGCATTGTTTGCTTGAACCTTTTTCAAAGCTTCGATACGTGGGTCAGCATCATCTATCTTCAGCCGTGACTTTAACTCATTAATTTCAAACTCAATCTTACTTCCATAGTCTGAGTGTAAATCATCAATAGCGGCTCTGGCACCTACCTCTGACCCAGTATTGACATCCGCGAGGTCGTAGCCTTGGGTATCAGAGAGTTCCTTTAGATCTCTCGCAAAGTCAGCAGCAGCTTCGGAATCATTGGCAATCTCTGGAGAGGTTGCAGCGTTCTTAATGCCACTAGCTGTTTCGGCTACAGCGGAACCACCACCACGGATCATACCACCAGCTGCGCCACCTTTTAGGAAGCTCTCGCGGCGGCGTAGGTAGGCCTCCTCATCGCTGATATCTTTGCCACCAAAGCCCTCGAAGGTCATGCTGATTTCATTCTGACCTACTTCTGTAACACCCTCACCTGCAAAACCTGAGACAAAGCGGTTAGCAACACGGCCCATACCCTTTTTCTCGAGGGCTGAGGCAATACGTTTGACACCCATCTTACCCAGGACTTCGGTTGGAACACCTTTAAAGAGGATACCAACACCAAGTGTTTCTAAGGCACCCATCAAGGCACCACCAGATGCGGCTAGGTTCATCCGGGTGTTATCGTCTAGGCCTTCAATCTCTTTTAACTCTGCATTTAACTCGCCAGGCATAATGATGCCCATGTTTAAAGCACCACCGACCGTTGGATTAGCTAGGGCCGGTAACATTTGTGGTAAGGATTCAGCAACAGCCTGTGCGCCATAGTGAATAGCTGAACCGACACCATCAATATCATCGGCAGTTAATGAGCGGTAATTAAGAGCATCGGCCTCCCCGCGCATCTGGGTGGCTTTAGCGCGATTAGCTGCCTCGAACTCACGATTAGCCTGGTCTTGTTGGATATCATCGAAACCAAGAGCATTACGGATAGGGTTACCAATGTATTTCTGGCCCATGCGTGTCATGTCGCCTAGGAAACCATCGTCCATTCGTTGGTTTAGATCTGCGGTGTAATCAGCAGAGTTCGCTTGTACCATCTTGTCGCCAAACTGGTAGGCGGTACTAAGACTAGTGTCCTGGTTTTGCGTATCTAACTCAGAAAAGGCTTTTGCTACCGTATCGTATTCCGGTGTGCCTTTTTTAGACTGGTTAGCAACTAGCCAATCAGCGAAGGCATTCAGATCTTGCTGAGACATTGGTTCTCCAATCTTTAAGGATTAGCGTTGTGAGATAATAGCGCGGGCTGCGGCTAAGTTACTGGAGGCAGCTTGATTACCTGCACCTGAGATAGGGCCGGTATTTAACGCTACACCACTACGTTGGGCTAGTTTGTTACGGACAGAACGCATTGCTTCGGCTTTTTCTGCAATCCATGTACGCCAGACGCGTTCATCACTAAGCTCAACGCTTGGGGCTGGCTTCATGAAGATTTCCATCTCTTTGTTCGAGATTGCACCTTTTGTTTGGGCAATACGGATAAGAACATCATCTACTTTTAGCTCTTGGAGAAGTAGACGCTTCGCTGCATCTTCGTTACCATTCACCTGGTCGAGGAAACCCTGGGCAAAACCATCCCATGGTCCGGTCAACCCTTGGCCTTGGACATACCCCAAACCACGGTCGAACTTTGCGAGGGTTTGGTCGTACTTTAGAATTGTGTCAGCGTCATCTTCGTAGGTTTTTGCTTGGGCTTTCTGACGCTCCAGGGACTGTTCATAAAGCTCCAGGGAACGTGCGCGATTGTAATCAGCAATCTTACCATCCGTATCACCCATGGCAGCCATCTGTGCGCCTGGACCTCTATCCATAGCACCAAGACCGGCGGCACCCATGCGAACCATGCGTTCTGCAAAGTCAATGCCTTGGTTTGGAGGTGTGATAGACAACGGTGTCTGGGAGCGTGTGTTATTGGTAAAGTTACCAGCATTTGCGAGGATACCTGGTGATGTCTGTGTGTCATTACCTGGCATGGTCAAAGCAGGGTTAGTGGGTGGTGTCTGTGTGTCATTACCTGGTATGGTCAAGGCAGGGTTAGTGGCTGCTGTGTACTGGTCCTGGAACGCTTGACGTGCGTCACCCTGCCGGGCCATGACGTCATCAAAGGTTAATGCCGGGCCATCATATTCGGCGACAGGGTATGGGTTAGCTTTAAGACGCTCCATGTCAACTAAAGGGATTTGATCAGCATAATAACCATCGGGGGCTAGCAAGCGGTTTGCTTGATCAGTCGCATCTTTAAATGATACGCGTCCATCACCTAAGGGACCTGCAATTGATGGGTAACCACCAGGGGGCTTTTGTTGATTAGGCATATCGGGACTTTCTCCATCTGCTGCCGCTATGGCCTGAGCAATCATATCGTCAGACAGGATGTCGCGGTTCTTGTTCTCGAACTTGGTGATTGACCGCATGATAATTGGACGCATTTTTGCGATGTCAATCTCTTGATCTGGGTCCACGCCAAGATCGTTGGCTAAATAGTCAATGTAACTACCTGTGGGGTTGTTATCTGAGGGTGGCGCATAGCCGGTCATAAGTTCCCGGACAGTCTTGACGCCACGCTTGGACTTTGTGTGGAGATCCCTGGCTAACGCCCTGGCTCCGTTGTCCAACGTGTCATAGATGTCGTAGCCACCTTTGCCCTGCCCGGTTTTACCCTGGAAGTCGTCAAAGGATCTGAGGTTGCCTGGGTTGTTGTTACGCTGCCCTACAGTAGGCTTTACGCCTATCCATTGAGGCGAGTTAACCATTTGTATGAGGGGCATCGGCTTTGTGGGGTCATAAAGGACGCCATTCATATTCAACCCCTTACCTTCCAGAAGTGTAACCATACCCAGTGTAAGCTGGGGCTTGTATAAAGCTCATACCCTGGTTTGTTGGCTGCTGTTGAGGTTGGTTCATGTATTGGGCAAACTGGTTACCCCAACCACCGCCCATCATTGCGCCACTAATGGCAGACATTGTTGGGTCAACATAGTTAGGCGTGATTTGACCAGGGGTTTGAGGGGCGTTGTTTAGGATAGAGGAGTTAAACTTACCGTACTGATCCATCATAAAGTCACGGTCTTCGTTGAAGTTGGCTTTACCGTCATTGTACTGGTTCTGGAGATCTTTCTGGAAAGCAGATCCAGAGTTCAGCATGTTGCTGATGCCACTGAAGCCTGTGGACATACCAGTACCAAAAGCACCCGCCATGCCAGCATTTGCACCCATAGCGTTACTGAAGTCAGTGTTTGACTGACCAAGAGAACGCCGCATTAGGTTATCTTCGACATTCGCTCTTGTGTCGGCTTCTAGCTCTGAGTTACTACGGCGTAGTAGAGCTTCAGCGACACCCGCTCTGGAGCTATTCATGTTGCCAGATCCTGATGCGCGATTGTTGTTACCGGTCAGCTGGACTTCGTTTAAGTTACGGTTGGCACCACGCATGGCAGCATTTACCAAAGGGTTGCTATTGTTTGCCGCAAAGTTCATGGCGTTGTTCATAGCGTTACCAGAAGATGCCTGGTTATATAGGTTGTTGTAGTTGTTCCCGAAGCCAGCGGCACCTGCTGCAAGGTTGCTACCGTAGCCGAAACCTGTGTTACCAAAGTTCCGCTGGGCGTTTAGGGATGCAACCTGATCGGGGCTTAAACCTGCGTAGGTTGGGTTACCTGCGCCACTGTACGTACCCATAGCCAGTGCATTATCGAGACCTGCTTGACCGCCTTTATACATATCTCTGATAAATGGACTTGCGTCTTCGTAGGGACGCATTTGCATATCTGTTGCGTACTTGCTTGCACCCGCTTGTTTCTTGGCTGCACTATTACCGGCATAGCCCCCAATTAGGGACCCACCTATCATTGCTGCTGCTACCCATGCCATTGAATCTTCTCCAGTTCTTTGTAGAACATCTTCATGTCCGGCTCTTCCATACCTAAGGCGGTGTAGGTCTCTGATATGACCTCAGCCTCGATATCCTCGAGAGCTTCTTCTTGTGTGTGTTTCGTTAGATGTATTGTAGTTAGGATAGAATCCTCTAAGGCATGAAACGCCCTCTTTGCACCTAGAGGCGACAAAAACGTGTGAGGTGCTTCCATGATCTCTTTACCAAACTCAGACACGACTGCGACCTTCCCTTTCAATAGAAAAGCCAGGTGAGCATGTCGGTGTAACTTACCGACAATGGTTGCACCTTTTGGCATCGTTAGTTGCCTGGCGTATGTGCCGCAGCCATATTCTTCTATGGTTGGAGCAAAATGGTGGACGACAGGACACTGGTCCATGGCGTCAACAAAGTCACCAGACGCAATACCCTCAACGATACTCGCCTCCAGGGCTGAGACCGCCGCTCTCATTTTGATGTCAGTCATATGCTTTTAAACTAGGACCCAGGCAGTGCCATTATAGATATAAAGGCCATCCCCGGAACCTGGGTTCCATGGGGATACAGCATACCTGACCATGCCTTTTACTGGTTGTTCTGGGGGGTCTTCGGTCACCTGGATGGCTGCTTGACTGAGAGACCTAACGGAACTCTCGATCCGTTGTAGCTCATCCTGGATGTATCTTTTGATACCCTCATCTAACACCGGGTATTGGGTTCTAACGTAAGGCTGAACAAGGAGGTTGGTCTTATCACTTAAGGCCATTATCTTGCTCCTGTCGGTGTGATCTCCAGGTCAAACCCTGAGATCTCGAAGTCCTTGTTGTCGTTAAGTGTCACGCGATAGCTTAGGTAACGACCGGCAGCGCGACTGTCGATCTTATGGTCTGCCGCTATATCGAAGGTAGCTAGGCTACTGTAGTTAGGTGTCGCGTTAGGTAAGTCAGACGCACCAAACTCAAAGTTCAATGTTGTGTCTGCCGTGTTCACTGTGTAGGCCTGAGGATAGATTCTGGTCACTACGGTATACTGACGCACCGCTGATCCGGCCTCATCTAAGTCTAGCCCGGTTCTCTCGAGGTACACAGGCTTGGTAGCCTCAGTATCTAACTGGAAGGCAATCTGCCCTGCATCCGACAAATCAATACCGTAAAGCTTATCTGAGGTAATACCGTCAACTGTTAAGGTATCACCTACCATGAGGGTATGCCTGGCAAAACTATCTTGCTGCTGGTAGTAAGTACCACCGGTCAGGGCATAGGTTCCAGTACTGGTGTTATAGGTTGCCACTGAATTGACGTTAGCTATTGTCCCGGAACTTGTGTTTGGTAGGTCCATAAACGACCAGGTGTTGTTACGGTAGTTGTAGACAGCTGCACGGTTGCATCTTTCAGCGTTAGGGAAGTTAACGTATTGATCCCCGGACTGGTAACAAAAGTAGATTTCGTTTAGTGTAGGGTTATGCTGAACATAGCAAACATCGGCCGCCTGGTTGTTTAAGGTCGAGAAGATGAAGTTCTTCACCCGCTCATCGCAGATACTTTGTTTTGATGTTCCATCGTGCATGTATATATCGAAGGAATCGAAGACGTAATGCTTACCCTCAACCTCGACAGCGCAGTTCTGGTTGAGAATGCCAACATCTGTAAATAGCTTGCGGAAGTTAAAGATAAACGTGCCGCCAACGTATTCCATCAGCCAAACCTGGTCGTTGGAATAGATAACAAAGTTAGATCCTAAGGTTTCGCCATCGATGATCTCAGTCTTGGTCTGCACTAGGTCATTAAAACCGGCTGACACTGTAGGGTCTGTATCATCCCAAGATCCTGGGTATTGGTTTGCTAAGGTTAGGTCCGACCACCTCACCCGGGAAGGGAATGAGTTTGCACCCTCGCTCATGTTAAGGCCAATCAGGAAGTCACCGAATGACCTTAACGAACTACAACGCCATGACGCATCCCAGTTAGGTAGGTCAGCGAAGTTAGTCCCAGACGGCCCCCGGTACACTGGTACGCGGTCTGGACGGTTTACATACGTTAGATCAGCAAGAGATGTCCCGGTGTAAGGCCGGGGGTCTGTAGTACCGGTGATGGAACCAGAACGATTACTGACGACACCCGAAATGTATTCATTAATTACCCAATCATCAGACAGCATAACAACAGTATCGAAGCCCGTGGCTGGGACAATACCGTATATGAATCGTGGTAAAAAACCTAGGCTGTCCTTAATTTTACGGAAGACAGGCGCACGTAAAACCTTGCCCTCGTCAAAGCGTACATTAAAGCCACGGTCAAAAGCATTGATGGGAATGTTATATGGACTTGTGTCTGTGATAACTCCAGCAGACCCTAAGTCCCTGATTGGTAAGATTGCCATGAGCTATGTCTTTATGATGTAGTTGAGTATCAGGGTTGGCTGTACGTTGTTATGTGCATCACCGTTACCTGTTGAACCTGTGGTTTGTGTGGCAGTTTGCGAACTACCAGACCCACCCAACGCATAGTTAGACCCAGCGTTAGCACCAGAAGGGACACTATGCGTATGCGCTGGCAGTTCCGCTGTGGTGAGGGTGTGCGTCTCTGTACCACCTGTGGCACCCAGTACGTCACCATCGAGACCGCCAGTTTGGTTAGTCAGACGGTTGGCACTAGTCGCACCCATGTCGTCTTTGCCAGCAATGACGCGACCACGGAGGTCAGGCAGGTTAAAGGTAGTAGAGCCATCACCTGCGCCATAGACAACCCCCAACGCAGCAAACAAGGCGGCGTATGTTGTTCTGCTTACAGCTTGACCGTGACAGGTTAGCCAGTTAGCAGGGGCCGCTGCCCCAGCAAAGGGCATAATCATCCCAGACACGAAGGTGGATAGGTTTGCTGCGGTAAAACTTAGAGTACCCGCGCCATCTGTGGTCAACAGATCACCTGCGTTACCATCTGCTATCGGATAGGTCAGACCGTTGATGGTGAGGATGTTTCCGCTAGTGTTCATGTACGTCTTGAAGTCGGTCAAGGCGACTTGAACCATAGTACCACTATCGTTCACTGGTATTTGGTCTGTATCGACTAAGGTGGTTGCAGTCGCTGATGTGTTACCGTCTGCTACTGTATTAAGTTCCGAATGGGTTGCATCGACTGCGCCTGATATGGCTGGGAATGACGCAAGAATAGTAGACTTGATCAGCCGCATGTGGTCGTCAGCCTGGGCCAGACCATCGGTTGCGACAGGGTTAGTGGCAATCAGTCCACTAATGTAGGTGGCGGTTTCTAAGGCCATGACGGTTCCTTTGGTTTTCTGGAGATAACCCCTGCAAGTGAAAGACGGACAACAACAACAACAACAAAACCTTTAGTCCTTGTTTTTGAAATTGATGTTATTCATATGCCCATGGGGGCCGAAAAGCCCTGGTATGGGACCCTAATCGCCTGGTCACCATGGTAAGCTACTGATATCGTTGGATACTGGTGTAATCTGATAAGGTATCAGATGACAAAACGATGCATGGTCAGACGACAGACATTAGGCATTAGTTGCCCTTCTGAAATTTAAGCGGATGGGGGTCGTTTCTTTAAAGAACAAATCGGGACGTGTAACCTAAGTCAACTAAAGCCAACCTAAGCCAACCAATGTCTAACCAATGATTGACCAATGTCTGACCAATGATTGACCAGTGTTGACCAATGTGAACTGGCATCAGCTTTAGCTGACTTAGGTTGACTTAAGTTGGGCTATGTTATCTGAGGTATACACAAGTAATACCCGGGGATATTCCGTAGCTCCTTAGGGTGGACTAATTAGCTGGGAGTGACTATATATACCTTGGTTATCAGGGGTTGCACTCCAAGACACCTTGATGTGTCGCTATATACTGGAGGCACCCCTGGTAATCACCCTTAGTCCTGAGATCTACGACCACCTGACACGTCATACAATGACCTGTTCCTATACTCAGGTGGAAGCTTTGCTTTGATGGCCTCGATGGCACATGGCGCACAGGTATGGACACCACCGGTAAAATAGTATGCATCGTTGACCTGGCATGTGTCACACTTGCTTGATTCAGTCATACTTCGCATGGCTGGTCCTGAGTGTTGATCGTAGTTGTTGGTCTTGTCTAAACCTATAGACATCAGCCCAGTGAGGTTGACCCCGGGCTGACTTGTTAGGTTTGATCTCACGTCCATATCCATCCTTCTCAGGGATCTCAAGCAGGGCTAAGTCACGCAAGATATCGCTATGACTAGGAACGATATCATCAATAACTATTCGCATGACTTAGCTCCTGTTGCTGGGTCGATGAAGCAAGCCTCAGCTTTAGGTTGCTCATCTGCCTTAGGTTTGACTTCGTTCAAGATTCCATATCTTTTGCCAGATTGCCTAAAGGTCGTGATCCCTTTACAGCCACCACGCCAGGCTTTGACATATAGCTCTTTGAACTCGTCATAGGTTACGTTGTCACCCACGTTACATGTCTTCGAGACTGCTGAATCCACGTACTGAGATGATAGGATTAGGACATCAACATGCTCATCGGCACTGATCTCATTAGCTGTCCGACCTGCGATACCTTGGCGGTAGGCGTAATCTTCGACACGCTCGATCTGGTGACCATCAAACTGCTGGATCGTCCGATCGTAGAAGAGGCTGAATGGTGGCTCGATACCTGAGCTAACATTGTCAGCGGTAAGGCTAATGGTCCCGGTTGGTGCAATGCTAGTCAGATGCGAATTACGAATACCATTCTCTTTGATCTTGTCCCGGACACGCTTCGGTAACGTCTTGATGAACTTACCCTGGTTGTACTTCTCAGCGTCATACAGAGGGAATGACCCCTTCTCTGCTGCTAGATCAGCTGAACAACTGTAGGCCTCGTTCCTGAGCGTTTCTAGGGCCAACCTGGCGAAGTCATTAAACTGCGCTGATGCGTATGGTAGGCCTAGCATTTCACCTGCGTTAGCCATGGCAGTAACGCCAAGGCCCATACGCCGCTTTGCCTTAGCTTCTGCTTGCTGTTCAGGTAGTGGGTAGATGGTTCTATCGATCACATTATCCATGGCCCGGACAACCGTGTGAATATCACGTTTGTATTGATCCAGGTTGAACTCAGTGTTCTCAATGTATTTAACCAGGTTGAAGCTACCTAGCAAACACGCACCCTGAGGTGGCAAAGGCTGCTCCCCACATGGGTTTGTGGCTGAGATGTCTTCGCAGTACCAAAGGTTATTCATGTTGTTGATCTGGTCGATAAACAAGACGCCAGGCTCAGCCCAGTCCCAGGTGCTTCTCATAATCATGTCCCAAAGAGCTACTGGGTCTACTTCGGAATAAACCTTGCCATCAAACTTAAGTTGAAATGGTGTCTTATTCTCTAGGCATCTCATGAACTCATCAGTCACACCGACACTGATGTTAAATCCGGTCAGCGTGGTGCTATCATGTTTTGCCGTGATGAACTGTTCGATGTCTGGGTGATCGATCCGTAGCACACCCATCTGTGCGCCTCTACGGTGACCGCTGCTGGCAATGGTCTGACATACAGCATCGAAGATACCCATGAAGCTCACTGGGCCACTAGAGCGGCTCTGTAGGCTCTTAATTAGCTCACCACGTGGCCTTAGCTTCGAGAAGTCATATCCAATGCCACCGCCGCGTCTCATGGTCTCAGCGGCAGCTGTAGCACGTTCCATGATACTATCCATGCTGTCTTCGATAATCCCGGAGACAAAGCAATTGTATGCCGTGGTCTGCCGGGCGGCACCCATGGCGTTCTGGACGCGACCGGCAGGTAAGAAGCGCATGTGTCTTAACGCATCCTTAAAGTCTTCAAAGTGTTCTGCGCTGTCTTTGAGACTATCTGCAATACGGACTACTTTGGAATAGAAGTCCTCCCCTGTCTGCCTATACTTCTGTGCGTCTATCTCATCAGACAGAGGTAAGGATGGGCCATAGTGGTGGTTACTGATCATACTGTTCATTTCTCTGTCTTTCTCTGTTCTTCTTCGATTACTTTTGTTAAATACCAACGTGCCTTTTCGATATCCTGGACACCATTCTTGTGGTCACATCGCCAGTTGTATTTGATGACGTTGCCCCTACAGAAAGCCTTGAACCCTTCTGGCCCCAGCGCAGCCCGGATAGCATCGATGCACTCGATGTCACCGTGTGTGTAGTGGGGTGGGTTGTTGACCATGTCCTGGATCTCATTGACTTTGTCTTTCATCCATTGCTCATGCCGCTTCATGACTTTTGGTCTCCCCAGTGAATAGGATTGGCTTGTGGTCCTGGGCGTCCCAGTCAGTCCACCTAAGGATCCTGGCAAGCCTTGCCTGGACCAGGGCGTCTTCACGTGTCTGCCCGGCTTTGATGTAGGCCTGTTCGACCAAAGACCACACTGGACGGCTGCCTAGGAGCTTCTCAGCTGTCTTAGGCCCATAACCTTTGAGGCCTGGGTAACCGTCAGTCGTGTCGCCGGTCAGCGTTTGCATAAAGAAGTTGTAGTCAGCCTCATCCTCAGTGATGGTCATAAGCTCATCGGACATAGGCCGGTATAGTCTGCCCGGGATTGTCTTTAAGTCCTTGTCATCACTGACCATGATTGCCTGGGCCTTGTTAGGCGGCATCGTAGCGAAGATGCCCAGGACGTCATCAGCCTCGAGGCCTGGCAGCGTGATGCAATCATACTTACCCCTGGCCCACTCAACCATGGCAGGGTATCCCAGGGGCTTCCTGGTCTTCTTCCTGTTGGATTTGTAGTTGGGGTAGACGGTCTTTCGGAAGTTCAC